CTGCTTCATGGAAATCAGTTCCACGAGCAGTTGCTTTCTTTGTGATACGATTTGCCTCTTCAATACCAACTCGCTTTCGCCACTTCGCAAAAATCTCTCTATTATAAAAAGAAGTCACAGAAGTGATGGAGGGAACCCACTGTCCATCTGGAAGATTATAGAAGCGAATTCCCTGTGTTTCTTTTTTGTTTAGTTCAATGTCACCGAGATAATTATGATGAGTGAATTTCATTATGAATATTGTAATTTTTTATTATTAAAAGGTATATTAAAAGAATTTTTTTTATTAAACTCTACAAAGAATACTTGAGTTAATCTGAATTCTTCTGGAACCCAGAAAGATGATTGTTTATGCCAGTAACTACCATCATATGCTACTATTCTATTATAAACATTTTTAAATTCAACTGTGGTGTCAAATTTGCTATTGTGTTTTTGAATAATTTTAGAATATAAATTTTCATCTACGTCCTTATTATCATATAGATGTTTATGATATAAACTTCTCTTTACTAATAAATCTTCTTCAGTAAGTTTATGATTTTCATGTTCTTTTTTTAGACGAAGAATTTTAGTGCCAGAGTCAAGACACGTATTTTTATTTAAATAAACAACCGAAGCGTGGGTGTTAAAAGGAAATTTTTCGTCTTTATGAGCCCATCCTTCATTCATTAAGTGATGTCTATCAGAGTTAAACGTATATATTTTTTGAAAATATGATTCAGCAACGTACACTGGGATTGATTTTAAATCGAAAAAAGATGATATAAATTTTTTCACAGAAAATTCAAAAAAATCATTATCAATTTTGGATAAACATTTTGTTCTAAACCCAGGATAGTTTTGATTATGTGGAGGAGGGACAAAATCTAAACTCAATGCAAAGTCTCTGACTGAATCGGGATTTTTATAAAAGTTATCAACACAGGAAGGAGGAATCATAATTTAAGTTCGTCTTTCGCAAGCAAGTATTCTTTACATAATCCAGAACGAACAATATCTTCAACACCAAATTCAATGATGTCAACTGAAGGCATAACTCTAAGAATATTCATGAAGTCATGAATGCCATTTCTTTCGTTCTGTTTAACCAAATCAGTCTGAGTTGCGTCACCGCAGAACATAATCTTGGTATCTTCACCAACCCTAGTAATAATACTATCAAGTTCATGAAAATTCAAGTTCTGATATTCATCAACAATAATAATCGCTCTGTCTAAAGTTGTCCCTCTGATAAAAGATGTGCTCCAGAAACTAATTGTTCCTTGAGTCTTCAGATTGCCGTAAAGCATTTCAAAATCTGTCTCTGAAGGGAGAGAAAACATATACTTTACCATATTCTTATAAGGAATCTGATAGATATCAGATTTATCCTCATGATCACCAGGCAAAAATCCAATTTCTCTGGTTGCTACAAGAGATCGAACAATATAGATCTTATCATATGGAGATCTTTCATCAAGAACTTCTCTCAGTGCGTTGTAAAGAGTGATGAATGTTTTACCTGTGCCTGCTGCACCATATGCAACTAAGTTTTTATCATCAGAGTAAGCGTCAAATAGTTTTTGTTGATTATCGGTGAGAGGATCAATACTCCTCATCAATTCAGTGTTAATTGGTTTGCGGCGCTTCATTTGCTTTGCAGTTAATCCGACACCAATAGGTTGATCTCTTTTTCTTTTTGCAGGCATAGATTAGACAGGTTTGACAGTGGAACCGGGATACTTAGATGCACGATGTAAAACATCGTTCCATCCAGGATGAGACTTTTTAAGTTTATCATAAACTTCTCCAACTTCACCACATCCGGGTGCGGTGCTTGGATCACTCCAATCTCTTTGCCATTCAGGATTGTCCTCTAACCACTGAGTCCATTCATGCACACTAAGTTTGACATCCTTTTGCTCACCAGTTTCCTTATTAATAACAGGATATGTAGCCATAGAAATTAACTCACGATATTATATTTATTCACCATTCCAATGCTTCCGCAATGGAAGGAAACTGTTCTTTAAAGATGCGCTTAGCATCATTAGCAATGTCCATATGCTCCTTCTGTGTGCCGTTTGCAGAGCGCAAATCAATGTAATGGATCCATGAGCGGATAGAACCCGTCATATAGAGTCTAGTGGGCACAGCGAGGGGAAGGACGAAGCGAGCACACTCCTTTGCGATTCCTTCACGAAGAAGTTCATTGTAAAGATCCATACCCTCATTGAAATAGTTTTTAATGCGTTGATTCAAGAACTTGACTTGTTCTGGATCGATATCATCAATGGAGTTCTGACGATTCTTTTCATCCTGACGACGAAGTTCGGGAAGAGGAATACCGGCATCCAACCAGTTTACATCAGCATACCTTTGCGAAAATTCCTGATATGTGAAACTCCTATGCCGAAGCACCTGAGCCGCAATACCACGACTGGTATTCAGTTCTAGAGTCATGAATGCCTGTTCAAAAATACTCCAGTGCTGATGTTTGATGCAATATTTCAACAATCCAGAGAACCTTTCATTCTCTTGATTTTGAGGATTACTTACGCGAGCACAATATGCAATGTGTTTCTCCGCATCAGGAGTTACACTGATCAGTTTTACGTCGTTCACTTTCTTTCAGTTCTTTTTTTACAAGTTTAGCATACGTCACATCCCCTTGGGAATACCACTCTGGATGTTTTTTTGCTCTTTTAATAATTTTCTTTGCTGCTTTTTTGAGAGATAACTCTTCCATAGAAGTTAATCGGGATAACCGTCGTCGTCATCAAAGATCTCATCATAATCAGTTATAACTGCACTACGTTCACTACTATATTTAGATACGTCAGAATATACCTCAGACTCCAGTGCCTCAACTAGAGATTTAAGATTGCGAACAATCAGTTTCAGTCGCTCTTGCTGTTCTGCTTCCATTAAAAAAGGGGGCGAGTGCCCCCATTATAACATATTAAGATTGCAAGTCAATTAAATACTTTCCATTTTGGTATGCCTAGAGATTTTAGAAAAACCCACTTAGCATATGTAACACCACGATATGTCAGAAGTCTAAAGACTTTATCTGGATCGTGTAGCTCTGAATTGTATTCTGGAAGATCATATTCTATTTTGATCCTCAGCATTTAGTTTTTCCTCAGTTTTTTTGAAGAAGAAGGATTTCACCGTACAATAATGACATTGTTACAATAATACCTATAGAAATTTCTAATACAATCATTTCTTTGCTCCCACTAACTGTGCTTGACGAAGCAATTCATCTTTTTTCTTTTTCTCTTTGAGAAGTTGAAGAAGATTAATATTGGTTGTTCTCATTTTGCAACCTCCACACCACGATACTTAAGAGATCTCTTAGCTTGTGATGCATCTACTAGTACTTTATTTGAGTACTCTTTGCTGTCATACGTCACACCGCGATATGTGGTGCTGCTCAAATTAACATGACGATTTTGAGCATGAACTTTAACGAGTTCTTGTAAGTTGTTCATTGATATACTCCTGAAGTAGTTGGATTTTTAGGCCCGTTCCTTCAGTCGTTTGCGTCCGTCTTAGACGGATGAACGATCCGTTCCGCGACTTACTTGCGTCTCACGTAGTATAATCACAATCACCGTGGACTTTACTCCTAAGATATCTAATCAAGAATCTTTTGGTTCCAGTGTCCAGGTTTTCATCTTGTTGAATTTCAAAAGCCCTAGTTTGCCACCTGTCGCAAGACATGTGCCAATTATAAGGCTTTGTCAGATGATCTGCATGAGATGCTAGAATGATAGATGCCACTAAGAAGGGCATGATAATAATACGTGAGATGAACGTGGGATTATAATAATCCCTATATTTTATTTAGTCAAATGTGTTGGTATCAACACGAACATTTATAGTTGATCTTATTTAGATAATTCAATGTCTCTTTAAGGCTTCCGCGATGATTTACTCCGATAGCAATCTGTGGATATTCTGCACCTTCTCCAAACTCTGCTCTAAATTGTGCTTCAGTAAAGTCTACATCTAAAAGATATTCATGAAAATCATTATGAATACTTTTAAGAAGCATAGAAGCTCTTTCGCATTCTTGATTTCCGTTGCTATAGATCCACGCTTGCATTATTTTTTTCTCCTGTTCTTTTTTAGTCACGTTGCCTCCAATCATCAGGTTTATCTTGCTTGAACCAATCTACGATTTCATCTGCACCATCGAATCCCGTTTTATAATTGGATGGATCGGGATCACCTAGTCCCATCCTATTCATAAAATCATCAACAGTTCCCTCCTCAATATCATGAGCGGCTTGACGACGTGCTTTATTCAACCAATCTCTAGCAAGGGTGTGTGCCTTGGCAAGTTTTTCTGCCCAAATCATATCCTCCAGAGGAACAGCTTCTTTGTTGGCAATACAACGACAGATAGACTCCAGACGAAGTCGATACGCGGTAGAAAGCATGTTAGTTCAGTTTGAGTTTGTCTTTTAGATCTAAAACTTTATTGACTTCATCGATAGCAGCAGACATCCTTGTACCAAGGATATCCATGATATCGCTATAGATTATTTCATTATCCACGTAGTCATCGAAGTAAGTGTCGATTGCTTCCTTAAGATATCTTTTTCGATGCCACTCAGGACTATAGGGTTTGTAGTTCATAATAAAAGATCATATATGGATATTTATCATAGATTTTTATATCTAATTATAATTAAACGAATTATAATTAAACGAATTAGGATTAGATTTTTTGCTAAATTTTTTATAATCTCCTTCTATTAAAATTTTTATAAGTTTTTTATGACTTATCCAAAAACTTTCAGAATCCACATTATTTAACATAATGTTTAGAGAATCATCAACTCCACGATTTTCATATTCGTTTTTTATTTTTTCAATATTAAACCATTTTAACCCATGTAAGATAGGAATATAGTTTTCTGCACTAAACATTCCCCAAGGACAAATAATATCTGTTTCCAATGGAAGTCTGTTCTCCCAAATTTTTAAATACTTTTTTAGATTTTTTGTAATCTTTAAGTTATACTTTATTTCT